CGACTGCCCTTCAAGCGGATTGTATTATAACTGTGACATGCGAGAGGTTTGTATAAAAATGCGATGACTTCATCACCAACACGAATATCATAATGCTCGGAAATCACCTCACCGACACCTGCGTGTTTCGTATATTTCACGCCGGTATATTTATGCGCGGTAAGCTCGCGGACAACTTCTTCGCAAAGCTCGCGCGGGTTTTCCGAGAGAATATCAAAATCGGGGATTTCTTGGACGATGCGGCGCTGGTGTTTGGGCATATATCGCGAGTATAGAATATTCGCATACCCGCCGAAAAACACCGCGCGGTTTTTAATGAAGACCCGACGAACAATATTATAAATGTCGGTTTCCGCGAGTTCTTTCTCTCCGTGGTCGGCGCGGTCGGCGCGGTCTTCGTGGTCAGCGGCACGGTCGGCGCGACTCAGCTTCGGCGTCGGCGTCGCTTCCGCGTCCAATTCTCTCGCCTTCATCGAATACAAAACATACTCGTCGTCCTTTCCAAACAATCTCTCATACGTCGCAATCAAACGGTATCGATGGGTTAGTTTATCTTCTTCGACCGTGTATTTAAAATCACCAATCGTCTCTTCATGTGATTTTACTGCGTGATATAAGTGCTTCATATACGCATCCAGTCCTTTATATTTCTTCATGATGGTCCGTATTGCTTCACGCTTACGCGCCTTTATGCTCGCACCGCTGCCACCACCGCCCCGCTTCATCGTCCGTGAGCGTGTATGCGTGCGTGACGGTGTCCGAGTCCGAGTCCGAGTCGGCGTGCTCCTTTTTCTTGAAATACTAATTTCACCCGTCTTCGACGCAGTCGTCGCACCTTCAAATCCTCGCTGGTATTCGATTTTATCGCAGTTATACCCTTTAAGAGGATAATGCGTATTCAATAAGGTGAGACGTTTCTGAACCTTCTCCCAACGCGAGACATCGCCATCCGGACGCGAGAGTTCGAGATACATCGCCATACGAAGAAAGTCGGGCGGAGCATAAGATATTCCCTTTTTAATAATGGCATCTCGAGAGATTGCTTTGAATAACGCGGGTTCCATCTGCGTAATATCGGCGATACCTGTGAAATTGACGAATACCTTGTAGGTGCCATGATGAACACCGGATTTTGCTTCAACGTCTTCATATCCAGCCTTATAATAAATATCCGCGAGTTCTTTCGCATGGTCGAGAGCCTTGTCAGAGTAAAAATCATAATCGGGCAATTCGAGGTCCTTATTGTAAAATTGCGCGTCTTCGGGAAGAATATTATTGATGGCTGTGCCTCCATAACATACGAGTTTTTTATCTGCGATGAATTTCTCGACGATAGAGATGATTTCTTGGACTTTGGGGTCTTGGATGACAGCCGCACCCTTCCGCTTTTCAACTAAATCGACGGCTTCGCGGAGGATTTCGAGTTCTTTTTCTTCAAAGGACATTTTCTTGTCGTCGCTATCACGCGAACCACCGCTGCCGCTGTACGCTGTTGCCATTAAATTCTACTACAATAGGATTAGAATTTAATTCATGATGTAATTCATTCGTTACAAGGTAATCTTGACACCTCCCGCCGCCTCCGCAGGTCGAGCCTCCATCGACGCTTTCGGGTTGGGGGGTGCCGGAGGCGCAATCGTAATCGGAACATAACGCAAGTCCTCCGGCTTAAGTATGAACGCATACCCCACCGACGCAAACTTATCTTCATAAGCTTTAAGTTTCTCATCCCGCGCCTCTTCCTGAAAACACATGGCCGCGATCTGACACCCCCATGTGTATGGACCGTTGTGCCCATTATTGATAGGACGACCCCCCTTATCCGGAATCACAAGACACATATTTTTCTTATTCGCGTCCTTAAAAGCTTGTGGATCGCCGACATTTTTCACGCCAAAGTAAGTGTATTTCGAGAGAAACATCGTATTCGAACTCATATTGATAAGTTCAAATAGATTTGTATTTCGATATACTTGGTTTGTTCCATCTACCATGATAATGATTTTACCCTTGAAGTCCAAAAGGGGTTCGTTGCCTAAATCCTTGGACTGATACTCGCGCCCATATTTTGGGCCCAGTAAATTACGCGCCATGGTCTTGCTTTGAGAGATTATCTTTGCGAGCTTGTCATACATAGTGATATTACGCGACATCAACCGCATATGAATAATGAAAGGATCGCCTGGATTGGGGCATTTCGACCCAGAAAAGACGTAGCTTCCTAACACTTCAAATGCGTCGCTCACGGGAATATGATTGTATGTCTCCTTATAATTGAATGAATTGACTGAGGAAGACGCGATAACTGGTTCATTATCTACTGAGAATACTTCAAAGTCGATGAAGCGACAACCGCGTGCGATAACATATAAGAAAGCATCCATGCTTACGGTGGAGTTCTTGAATTTATCAGGATTAAATGCGTTATAGGCGGATTTAATATAGTAATCACGCAACTTAAACTTGCTTTGACTGTCTTGTGGGTTGATGGATGTAATATTCTTTTCGATAAACGCCTTCGTATTTTCATCGGGGTTTTCGAGACCTTCTTTTACTGCGTTGATTGGCTTGTCGGTGGTTGGAGCGGCGACAGGGGGGGGAGGCTTTGAGGATGATGACGAGGACGCTGTAAATGTATCCAACGATGTAGCCGCTTTTTTTCGTTGATGGACCGTCATTTCCCCTTCGGTCGTATCGACAGTAAAATTCTCTGTTGTTAATCCAGGCGCATCACTCAAAAACGTGTCGATGTTATTCTTTTTGAGTATTTTGGTGAGTTGTGACATCAGCTCAGGCTCTGTTGTTGGTAGAGGTGCCGGTGCTGCCGACGACGCCCGGAATCCTTCTTTGGTTCTTTTCTCATAACACCGCGTTTTAATCATTTCAGATAGTTTCCATGTTGCGAAAACCACGATAATAATACCTATAAATATGAATTCCACCCGATTTTCTTTCATATTCCTCTTACTATATATAATAGAATATTAGAATAATAGATTTTTATATAAAGTTATATACAACATAACAATAGGCCTGCGTAATATACTAAATGACCGGTGGTTTATTAAATTTGGTTGCTACGGGCAATCAGAATGTTATTCTTAATGGTAATCCCAAAAAGTCATTTTTCAAAAGCACCTATCTTAAATATACGAATTTCGGTCTTCAAAAGTTTAGAGTTGATTTCGACGGTCAGAAGAAACTGCGTATGACAGAGGAGTCCAAATTCACGTTTTATATACCGAGATATGCTGAATTATTGATGGACACGTATATATGTGTAACGCTACCGTCGATTTGGAGCCCGATTCATCCACCCACCCGCGTACAAGATATGTGGGCTCCCTATGAGTTTCGCTGGATTGAAAACCTTGGCACTCAATTAGTGAAGGAAATCGTCATATCTGTTGGAGGCATGACGCTTCAACGTTTCACCGGTAATAATCTTATGGCAATTTTGGAGCGCGACCTCGACGCAACGAAGCGCGAGTTATACAATCAAATGACGGGTCATGTGCCTGAGTTATACAATCCAGGTTGTTCGGGTGCGCGTCTCAACCAATACCCGAATGCGTATCGCACGTCGAATTCCGCAGGCGCAGAACCGTCTATCCGCGGGCGTAAAATATACATCCCCATCAACGCATGGTTCACGCTGTCCTCGAAAATGGCGTTTCCCCTTGTGTGTCTTCAATATAACCAGCTTCAAATCGATGTAACGTTGCGCCCCGTCAAGGAGTTATTCACCATTCGTGATGTGGGCGACCCCGATAATTATTGGCCAGTCGTTCAACCCGACTTCACGAACCCCCTTCACCAGATGTGGCGATTTTTATATCCGCCACCCAGTATTGATTTATCGCTGGATTCCTACCCGAGTCTGCGCACGGATTGGAATGCCGATGTTCATTTGATGGCGACGTATTGCTTTCTCTCGGATGAAGAATCGAAAGTCTTCGCCGCCAATCAGCAGAAGTATCTCATCAAGTCGTATTATGATTGGGTGTTCAACGATGTAACCGGGAATAAGAAACTCAAAATCGAAAATTCGATGGGGATGGTGGCATCATGGACGATGTTTTTCCAGCGCAGCGATGTCAATCTCCGAAATGAGTGGAGCAATTATACGAATTGGCCGTATAACTATCTCCCCTATGATATTATTCCCGCGCCCATCGACGACGACTGGCGCCCCACCGCGTTTAGTGAAGATATTCGAATGACGACCGACTTATCCGCGAATCTGAATCCGGCTTTCGCGAATGACCGCTACTTCTTCGATAAGAACGGCCCGAAAAATGGTATTGGACCAGGCATCAACCCGCGCGATAAACGTCTTACTGGGCTTCATATTACCGGCGACTTTCAATCAGAAAATGAACGCGATATTTTACAGATGATGGGAATTTCACTCAACGGCAAATACCGCGAGAATCTACTTGATGCGGGTGTCTATAACTACGTGGAAAAATACACGCGCACCCGCGGAAGCGCGAAACCGGGGATATATTGTTACAATTTTTGCCTGAATTCTGACCCGTTTGACCTTCAACCAAGCGGCGCAATCAATATGAGTAAGTTCAACCAGATTGAGTTGGAGATGACGACGATTTATCCGCCCTTGGACTCGGCGGCGGAGGTGAAAGTGATTTGTAATCCGAACACGCGAGAGATTATTGGCATGAATAAGCCGAATGTGAATATTTACTTGTATAATTATGACCTTCATATCCTGGAAGAGAGGTATAATGTCCTTACGTTTGTATCGGGAAATTGCGGACTCATGTATGCGCGGTAAGAGTTCGATGTATAATAATCTATTGTATATATAACTTACACCAGAAAATGGCAGACGACGAAGAAAAACGACCTGATGACGGCGATGCCGACGGTGAAGAAGACGCCGACGGAGAAGAAGAAGGAACGTTTAGCAAAGTAGGCGGGATGTTAGGAGGGGGTGGCGAAGGTAAAGGTGAAGGCAAAGACGCGAAACCGAAAACGGATGCTGGAGCGAAAGCAAAACCGAAATCGTTATTCGACCTAGAAGCGTTGAAAGAGTTCGGGCTCAGTGTTTTAACACTATTTATTGAGACGGTTATTATTTCGGTCATTTGTGTGAATATCATGTTTTTTGCGGCGCCGGAAAGCATCAAAGACAATCACATCAATTTGAATAAATTATTCCCCACCGACCGTCATGAATGGCCGTATTGCTATACGAATGAATACACAAGTTGCGATGCTGACTGTGATGATAAGTTCGGCGGCATCGCGGATGACCCCAAAATCGAAACCGCCAAAAAAATATACCTGAAAGCTGCGATTCTTCTTGATACATATGTTTTTAAATGGTTCTGTTTGACAAAAGAAGACGTTGATATGGTGAATGAGAGTGTGGAAGAAGGTGTTACGAAAGTAAATCTGCTTAACTGGGACTTTATTAAGACACGTTTCAAGCAATGGATTAATAACTCGTTCATATTTTCATTTTCGTCGGATCGTGCGATGTTGTCGTATATATTCGAACAGATTACACGTATTTCAAATGCGATTCCGGCGGAATTGTATGATGCTGTGTCGCCACTTTTGATTATTTTTATTCCATTTGTCTTTTTGTTGATTGTTGGATTTATGTTGATGGGTGGTCCTTTCTTTACGACGGTTATTGGTATGATAATAAATCAAACCGACAACCGTAAAGAATTTATTGGCGGTTCATTATGGTCGTTATTTACCGGATTCGGTATGGGTATATTTCCGGTGGTGTCATATTTTGTTCAACTGATACAATTTATTGGTACTCTGATAATATATCCACTTCTTCATTGGGACCAGTATCGCGAGTTATATGCTCGTTACGTTCCAATCATCTTCTTCTTCTTTAATTTAACGCTGATGTATTACGCATTCGAGTATTTAGATATTAATGTTGCGGCGATCGTGATTTTAATGTTACTGATGCTGTATTTAACACATTACTGGCAAGGAATTATGGACTTTATTCATTCGATTCAAAACTGGGGTGGATAGCCGAGCGGAGCCGAGCGGAACGAAGCAGCAATAAACAACATAAATAATATCGTATAAGAGCTATTATATCCAAATTATACGATATGGGTGGAAAAAATAAAGCATCGGCATCGGCATCGGCATCAGCCGCATCAGCGGCCGGCATCGAGAAATCAAGCCCAGAATATTTCAAAAAATACCCATTTGTCAGCGTATGCACACCCACGTTCAATCGTCGGCCTTTTGTAAATGCGATGATTGCGTGTTTCAATGCACAAGATTATCCGCAAGACCGTATGGAGTGGATTATTATTGATGACGGAACCGACCCAATCGAAGACCTTGTAGCATCCCATCCTCGCGTAAAGTATTTCAAATACGATACCAAAATGACGCTGGGCCGAAAGAGGAATTTGCTTCATGAAAAGTCGCGCGGTGAAATATTGGTGTATATGGACGATGATGACTATTATCCACCAAAGCGTGTTTCGCATGCGGTTGAAATGTTGGTATCTCATCCAGAGGCATTATGTGCCGGGTCAAGTGAGATTTACATCTATTTCAAGCATATCAAGCAAATGAAGCGTTTTGGACCATATGGACCGAATCATGCCACCGCAGGAACATTCGCATTTAAGCGTAAATTAATTAGGAACAATCGTTATAACGATGACGCGTGTTTGGCAGAGGAGCGTGCATTTTTGAAGGATTATACCATCCCTTTTGTTCAGCTCGACCCGATGAAAGTGATTCTGGTATTTTCGCATGAACATAACACGTTCGATAAACGCAAGCTGCTTGTAAATGCCAATCCGGATGTGGTGAGAGATTCGCCGAAGAAGGTCATGGATTTCATTAAAGACAACGACCTTCGTCGGTTTTATATGAATGAGCTGGAAGGGTTGCTTGAAAAATATGAGCCGGGACGTCCGGAAATGAAACCGGATGTGATTGCTCAAACTTTGCAGCTTGAGAAAGAACGCGCCAAGATGGCGGAAGATGCGGCGGCAGGAAGCGGTGGTGGCAACATCGTATTACAACAACCCGGACAACCGCCGGTTACGCTGAATAACAAACAGGTTGTTGATATTCTTCAAGCATTACAAAACGATGTAGCGTCACGTGATCAAGAAATAGCACGATTAAATCGCGAATATAAAGTGCTTCATGATAACTATATGTCGTTACAAAAGCTTCAAGCGGCATCCATCGCGGCGGCGGTGAGTGCGACGTCCGCCCCGGCACCAGCACCAGCACCAGAATCAGCGACTACCGTGACCGAACCCGAAACGATTTACGTGTAAATACACCGACAATTACAATAATATCATAATCAAATGCGTCGTGTCAATAACATCGCCGACGATGATATTATTTATTCTTTTACAATCTCGACTGAGTTAATCTTTAAACAAAGAAAACTTGTCTTCGATTCATGAATCACAAATTCATGCCCCTTATTGTATTCTTCAAATTTATTACTGAGAATATTTTCTATTTCACTTACTGGAAGTTCATCGTCTTTTGTTTTATATTTATTCCGTGAATCATCGTGGTGGTCGTCGTCGTCGCTATCTCCACCGCGTTTCTTTGACTTCGACGATTTTGACGACTTCGACGATTTTGACGACTTCGACGATTTTGACGACTTCGACTGTTCCTCCTTCTCGGGTGGAAGATACTCCCATTCACCAACCGCCTCAATCGTTTGGTTATTTGTCATATAGACAACGGAGTCTGAATTGAAAACAAGTGCGGAACCCGGAGCATGGTCATAACTATCGAGGTCAATTTCTGTAATCAGGTCAAATTCATCAAGAAATTCATTCTTACGAAGATAACTGCGAATGTAGTTGATAATTTCAGGTGTTGGCTTTACAGTATATATTTTGTTTTCCGAGTCGCTATCACTTCCGCTTCCGCTGCCGCTCTCTTCGCCATCGCTGCCACTGCCATCGCTCCCACTTCCGCTCCCGCTGCCGTCGCTCTCACGCTTGCTATCACGCTTTTTCTCACCCTCGGTCTTTGTGCCCGGAGGAGTCACAGAAACACACTCAACCTCTGTATCTAAAATTAAACGATATTTCGAATCAAATGAAATCGACGCGCCCATGGTAGTTATTTCTAAATACTAATAACATCTTTTACGTATTAATCAAACGCATGACACCTACAAAGACAATAGGGTTTATTCTAATAACACAGAATCGTATTGGGGGTCGCTTTCACAGTCGTCTTCACCAACTACTGTCTTTTCCATATATTTGTCTAAATAACGATATATCCGATTGATGTCTAATTTTGTGATTTCATACATCTCTAAAATTCGTGGAATATCCTCTTCCGAATACTGTTTTTTAAGTGTCATGAAAAATGTGAATAAATCGTTCTGATCCATCGAAAGCTGAATACACAAATTCTGTATGAAAAGTTGATTATTGTATTCAGTGCTGTATTTCGTTAAAACCTTCGTAAATCGCACCTCGGTCGGATGAAACCGCGCCTTTTTCGGGAATGATTTATGATACAAATGATGATTGTAAAACGTCTTGATGAGAGATGAAAGTTCGTTGAATAACCATATCTGATTTTGAAATGTAATGCGGTCAAAGTAGTCAGCTTGACAGATGTTATCCAGGACCATCTTATAAAACGGTGCGCTTACTGAAACAGGCATTTTTTCAAACAAGTCGATGATATTTTCATGCCAAAGAAGTCCGATGGTTGTGCGGTCGGTTTCGTTGATTAGAACATTATGGTCAGAAATCGGGTATTCAGTATTCATCAACTTTTCGGTTATCTTTTTGATGTCTTCATTATAGGTCTTCGGCTGAAATATCGCATGAAGAATATTGTTCGCGAGTATTGTGTTTGATTTTTTGCTCATCTCCATTACTGCGTTCAGCTTACGCAGATTACCTTGAACGAATGCGATGATGTTTTTCCGCATGACCGCGTCGATGGCTGGCAACTTCAT